CTGCATACTACTTGAAAACGATACTTAATAGATCCTCTCCATCTATTGAAAGGTAGCGCAGCAAAAGCGAGGGCAGGCATGTGTAACTCGGTTCCGGCCCCAACATCATAGTTTTGTGTAACAATGGGATCTACCACAATGTTCCACAACAGAGATTCTGGACTAGAACCAACTCCAGATATAGGCCATGAAAAGGTGTTGATGTACGATTCCTTTCCAGCAATGTACTTAATATCTAACTCATCCATTTGCCCTAACCCATAGGCAGAAGGATCAATAGTGACCTCTTGCTTTGAATCAAGGGCTAACTTCGTGACATCGTCCTCTAAATTAGAACTTGCCATGTTGTGTTTGGTTACAAGTTGATACCTCGACGACTCCAATTTCACAGGTCTACTAAAACCGAAGATCCCTGCAAACCCTGCTACTGCTTTAGCGGCTAGAGCTGTGGCTGTTGTGTATGGTGCCCATTGGGGGGTCATCATTCCAACCTTTGTAGCAAAATTAGCTACTGCTGTTGCCGGGCCAGAAATGACTCCTCCTCCTGTGTATTCATCTTTCGCCATCGGTACTCTATTATCAAGAGACTGTGGAGCAATGAGGACAGGATTAGCATTAGTGGGAGTAGAATAATTAACGTTAGTCGCCCAACAAAAGATGTCGATAGTGGCTCCATCTGTAGCCCCATTGGCGTGTTTTAAAACGTTTATAGAATTTAACTCCAGTTGACCCATTCTCGCCCAATCATTGTCATTAACATCTACATTCGGGTCTTCGCCGTTTGTAGTATCGATGGTGTTGTCCCACCAAGTAAATGGCAGTGACATACAAGCACCTTGAGAGGTTGTAGGGTCAATGAACACGTGCGGTCTCTGTGATAATTGTACGAGGTCTGCACGAATTCCTGCTCTGTTGGTTGTCAACTCATCTTTCCCAATGAAGGGTGTGTATGAAAGCATAGCCCTGCCGTAATGAAAGGCATTACCATTCACCACTACCTTAACGCAAAGGTCTGCAGTGAGTAGTTTAAAGTTAGCAATTCTATTTGACACTTTAACATCAGAGAAGTAATTTCTCCATGGGTAAATTGTGTCATTCAAAGTGGCACCAACAGTCCAATCATATGTAGCAATGCGCACCGGTCTTGAGAAGAAATCATTCAATTGGGTGTCATTCAGCATGGGAGCTGATCGCAATGAATCATGAACATTTGGGATTCTGTGTTCGTCACCTGGCATTTCGTCAATAAAAGTGACGTTCTGTTGTTCGCTGTGATTGGATTCCATTCCATGTGGTTGAACGATGTATTTGTTTGTCGACCTATCTTGGTCTAGGCAATTTCTGATGTTGCTTCCATCATGTAAATCAGATCTTAGACTATGCGGATCTGAACAACGCTCAATGTAAATAGGAAAGTGTGTATATATGTAGGGTACGTAAATATTGAATATGTAAATGTATATATGTGCATTTTTATACTGATGGGCAATACTTTTGTTGCCAGCTTGTAACTCTCTCATCATAGGTTATATGTAAAGCTGGAACCGGAATATCTGCACGCCTGCAGATCTCCTTCATTTGTGTGGCTCGCATATCATAGTGTTCACGACCATGAGCGAACCATTCATGCATAGCTGTCTCAACACAGCTAGCAGCGACTTCTTCTCTCGTTTCTCGAGATTTCATGTTGCAGTGCAATGGTCGAATAATGGACTCTTCATCAAGACATCCAATCTTGCAATTGATCTCAGGAATAAAATTAGACTTTCTCTTCAAGAAATCAGCATCTCTATCATCCATAAAAGCTACCATGTTATCCGATTTGTCTGGCAAAGTGATGCGCATGTTGTGTTTGGCCAAGAAACTAGCAAAGGTCTCTATGTTGAAGCGCCTGTAATCTTTCTTGACGCTTCCTTTGAAATCATCGCCATACGTCATTGCTGCTACACAGGATCGAAAATCTTTAACATCTGGGTACTGATGAAAGAAACCCATGCGTACGTATAGTGACCCTGCAGTTCCGTTGATGTTCACTGTGATGTTGTTACCAGAAGTGTTCATACTGTAGGCCATAATCAACGTTCCATTCCAATCGATAAGTGGATGTGTAATATCATTAATCATGGCATTCATGAACATTAGGTCTTCTTGTGCATATCCTCCTCTTTCAGCAAGTTCAATGAATGACGCTAAAACGCCTCGTGTAACCTGAGCATGCATCGAGACATCGTACTTTTTGTAATCCCATGCCAACGCCATGGAATCACTGGCATATTTCATCGAGTAATCCATCATCTCTTCCCACTCTGTAGAGAAACAATTGATACCCACAGCACTTTCAGAAAGTAGGGGGTGCAGAGACAAAAATCGAGCAATTGGTAGAAAGTATTTGCGAATCCACATACCGAAAGCCACAGCTCCAGCTTGGAAAACACGAACCTTCTCTGAACCTTCTTCTGTTGGCCCATCTTTGAGTGTGGCACATGATATTGGGTACGCTCTCTCGCCTCTGAGAAAACAGTGCTTGATGCGTAGAAACTCAGCTTGTACAACTGGAGATGGGACACGCGTTTTCAACTTACCATTCTCGTAAACGTCTCGGAAATATCTGCTTTTTGGTCCAAATAGTGGAAAACCAACGCCTGTAGACATTTTCATTGCTTCAATGAATCGTTTTCCTTCTATACCCATGATCACCTCGTCATCTGTCAGGGGTCTGAAATCCTCTGTTTTGACGTATTCATCCATTGCTACCAATAATGGAGCTAACCAATCTTGGCGAGCCTTTTCAAAGAGTGTTGGATTAAAC